CGCAACCCTGCGGGTAGCCGCACTTTTGCGGCTACCCTAGCCGCACCAGATGCGGCTACCCTAGCCGCAGATCTGCGGGCACATAATGATGAACCACCAATTAGAACCACCATTAGGCTTGCTGCTGCTGATGGCGCGCCTGCGCTCGCAGAGGCGCCCAACGTTGCGCCGATCCCGGACGAGGCCGGCCTGATCGCGACCTGGTTCGCCGAGCTCGTCGCGGCGGCGGGGCCCGGTCTCAGCGATCCGGCGAAGGAGGGCGCGCTGCACGCCACAGCCGGCGAGCTCGCCGCCTGGGCTCGGGCCGGCGTCGACCTCGAGGCCGACGCGGTCCCGGTGATCCGCGCCAAAACCGCGAAGCCGCGCGCCCAACCGATCCGGACGTGGGGCCTGTTCCGGGCCGACGTCCTCGCCGCTGCGGCGCGCCGCCAGCAGCAGCTCGTCCTGCCAACCCTCGAGCCGACGGAGACCGCTCATGGCCAACGAACTCACGCTTCCAGCCGCTCGCGCGCTGACGACGCCCGCCGCGCAGGCATGCTCTGGGCTCTGCAGGACGCTGACGCTCGAAAACCGTGGCCCGACGAAGGAGGAGCGCCAGACGCTGATGCTGGCGCGCCTCGACGTCTCGGCGGCCCTCGCGCCGGCGTCGGCTGACGCGAATGGCCGGGCGAAGATCATGACGATCCTCGAGCGGCTCGCGGCGCATTACCCGGCGCAGTCGCGCTCGGACGCAGCTGAGCGCTATCGCTGGGCCGACTGGCTCGACGATCTCGCGGACAAGCCGCTCGACCTGATCCTCGAGGCCTCCACGGCGTGGCGGCGCTCACCGAGCGCCTGGTTCCCGACGCCGGGCCAGCTGCTCGCGATCGTGCAGCCGGCGCTCTCGATGCGGCGTGCGCTGGCGCACTCGATCGACCGCCATCTCGCGAAGCCGGACCACGTGCCCGTCGAGCTCGAGCTCGTGCTCGAGGAGCTCACCGCCGAGGAGCGCGCCGAGGCGGTGCAGATCCTGCGGCGCCCCTTCGCGCGCGGATCCTGGGGGAGCGCCTGATGGCGTGGCGGCGGCGACGCGTGGGGCGCAAGCGCAAGCTGGACAAGCCCCGTTATCCATCGGGCGGCGTGGTGCACGAGACTACGGAGCCGCCGCAGCGCGTAATCGAGAGGCGGGCAGCGATGTTCGGATCGTTCAAGGTGCAGGCCGAGACGGACTGGCTCATCGATCGGCTATGGGGCGCCGGCCACCTGACCGATCGTCAGCGCGACGCCGCGCAGTGGCTCAACGCGCTGATCCGCGGTCGACTCCTGCGAATCGGCGCGCCGCGGGCGTCCGGGCAATCGTTCTGCGACGCTGGCCGCGGCCACCGCGTCGGTCCGGTCGACGACGCGTCGACGCTCGATCTGGAGCACCGCGCGGTGCTGTTGGTGATCGGCGATCTCGACCGGCGCGAGCCTGGCGTGCGCGAGGCGCTCATTGGCGCCGTGGCGTTCGACTGCATGCCGGGCCAGCGGATCGGGGTGGTTCGCGTGGGACTCGACGCGCTGGCTGCGCACTTCTCGCGCACGCAGCGCGACCGCCTCGCCATCGTCCGTGACCGGATGCCTCTTGACGAGCGCGACGAAGCTCTGCACTCATGAAATGCACGTTCACGATCTGCGTCCGGACCATAAGTCCGACCTGCCTATGTGGCGTGATCCCCATCACTGAAAGCCCCCGCCGGGTCGCCTGGCGGGGGCTTTCCGTTTTGGCCCTTGCAATCCATCGCCGACGGAGACACGCGATGTTCGACCTCTTTGGCCGGGCCAAGGCCCTGCGCGACCGCCTCATGCAATCTGAGGCCCTCAACCGTAAGCAGCGCGAGCTCAACGACGAGATCGCCCGCCAGCGCGACAGCGCTCTTGATCGCGCGGTGCGCGCCGAAAGGGCTGGCGCCGAGCTCGAGCGCTCGCTCGGTGAGGTGCGCGAGACGGCGAGCATGCTGACGGCAGATCGTCAGGCGCTGGAGGTAAAGCTCGAGGCGCGCGAGCAGGAGCTCCGCGTGCTCCAGGACGTTCATGCCAAGGCAGCGCAGGCAGATCGGGCCTGGCGCGACGTCACTGCGACGCTGCACGCCGTCGGCGAGGCCGCAGGCGTCGGCGAGGGCGAGGATCTGGTGATGACGGTGCGCCAGGCGAAGCAGACGCTGGACAATCTCAAGGTTCTGCTCGCCGATCTGGAAGAGCGGCGCGAGCAGTTCGACACGCTCCTCGGCGAGGCGGGCAGCCCCACCATTGCCGCTGAAGACGAGGGGCCGCAGCCGCCGGCCGAGGCGATCTCCGTCGGCGACGCGCCGGCGGCTGCGGAAGCGGGCGAGCCAGAGATCACTGGCGTCTCGGTGCAGCTGACCGACGTCCTGGTCGACGTGACGGAGCCGGAGGACGTCGTCGTGACTGGCCCATGGCCGAACGGCTCGACGCACGCCGATGAGGTTCGCCCGTGAGGCAGCCGCTGGACTTCGGCGCGGCGCGCCGCAAGCGCCAGGACGACGAGCGGAGCCGCGCGGTCAGCTCTGCGATCGAAGCCAAGGCGGCTGCGAAGGCTGCGCGCGCCGCCAAAACGTACACGCGCGCCGATGTCGATCATCGCGTTTGGCGCTCGAGCGCGATCGCTTGGGCCTTCGGAATCATCTGCGGGGTGCTGCTGACGTTCGGGCTCGGGGCGATGATTTACGAGCGCTCGGCGGAGACGACGGCGCGCCAGGCGTCCGAGGTGTTTGCGCGCGGCGTGGCGGTTGGCCAGGTCGTCGGGGAGGATCCCGAGGACAAGGGCGTTGAGCGTCCGGGTCGCGAGCCGAAAAGCGCGCCGCCTCAGCGCTGACCGTTTAACTAACGGTGCAAAAACATGGCGATACCGCCTGAGCCGCCGAAGAAAAAGCGCCCCGGCTGGTCGAAGCCTGGCCCTGGACGCCCCAAGGGCGGGCGCAACAAGCGGACCCTAGAAACAATGGAGCTGGCCCGCCAGCTTGGCATCGACCCGATCAGCGGCCAGCTGGAGCTCGCAGCGGCAATGCTGGCGCGGTGGCGCGACCTCGAGGCGCAGCCGATGCCGACCAACGCCAAGGCGAAGGAGGCGCGCCTCAAGCAGCTGCAGGGCTACGCCGACGCGGCGTCTGGCTACCTCGCAAAAGCCGCGCCCTACATCCGCCCGCGCCTGGCCGTCGTGGATGCGCGCGCCGCTGGCAGCGTGAAGACGCACGAGGAGGCCTTGGCCGAGCTCGAGGGTGGACCCGTGACGAGCGTGGCGAAGGCGGCGCACCAGGCCGCGTTCGGCGACGAGGACGACGAAGAGGACGGGGTTGAGTAGCCTTTCGCAGCGCGAGCTCGAGCTCCGGCGCAAGCTCCGCGACGACTTCGACTTCTACGCCCCGCGCGCGCTGAGGATCCGCCCGAAGGAGGGCGGGCTCGTGCCGCTGGCGCTCAACCGCACGCAGCATTTCGTGCATGAGCGCATCGAGGCGCAGAAGCGGGCAACTGGGAAGGTTCGGGCGCTGGTGCTCAAGATGCGCCAGGGCGGGATCTCGACCTACATCGGCGGGCGCTTCTACTGGCAGACGACGCACCGCAAGGGCATCAGCACCTTCGTCATGGCGCACCGTTCGGATGCGACGGACAACCTGTTCGGGATGGTGGAGCGCTTCCACGAGTTCTGCCCGAAGCTTATCAAGCCGGAGACCGGCGCGAGCAACGCCAAGGAGCTGGCCTTCTCGCGGCTCGACAGCCGGTACGTGGTGGCGACTGCGGGCGGCGTGGACGTCGCCCGCTCCGGCACTTACCAGCTCGTGCACGGCTCGGAGGTCGGCTTCTGGCCCAATGCCGAGATGCACATGACGGGCCTCCTCGAGGCGGTTCCAAACGTGCCCGGCTCCGAGGTGGTGTTTGAGAGCACCGCCAACGGCATGGGCGGCGTGTTCCACACGGCTTGGGCCGCTGCGGTGGCGGGCGAGAGCAGCTTTCAGGCGATCTTCGCGCCGTGGTTCCTGCACGAGGAGTATGTGCTGGAGCCGCCGGCCGGATGGACGCCCGGCGGCGAGTGGGGCGACTACATGCGCCGCCACAAGCTCAGCCTCGAGCAGGTGTTTTGGGCCGCAGCGAAGAGCGCCGACATGGCCGCCGCTGCAGGCCAGCGCGTCGACCTGGGAAAGCCCTTCTGGAAGTTCTGGCAGGAGTATCCGGCGACGGCTGAGGAGGCGTTTCAGGCGAGCGCTGAGGGCGCGTTCATCAAGCCAGACTATGTGGCGTCTGCGCGCCGCAACGAGGTGACCGGCAGCGGCTCCTTGGTGCTCGGCGTCGACCCGGCGCGCGAGGGCAAGGACGGGACAGGCGTGATCGACCGCCAGGGCCGTCGCGCTGGCGCGCACATCTGCGAGCGGTGGCGCGACGGCGATCTGATGAGCACGGCGGGCCGCCTGTCGCGGCTGATCGACCGGCTGAAGCCGCGGAAGGTGTTCATCGACGTGGGCGGCCTCGGCGCCGGCCTCTACGACCGCCTGAACGAGCTGGGGTATTCGATGGTCGAGCCCGTCAACTTCGGCAGCGCCGCGATCGGCATCGGCCCGACGGGCGATGAGAAGTACGCCAACCGCCGCGCCGAGATGTGGGACTGCATGCGGCAGTGGTTCGAGCAGCCGGCGGGCGTGCAGGCAGCCGACAGCGACGAGCTGCAGGCCGACGTGTGCGCGCCGATCTGGGGTAAGGGCGCGACGCGCTACGACAGCGACCAGGCGCTGATCCTTGAGAGCAAGGTGCACATCGCCGAGCGCGGCCTTCCGTCTCCGGACCTTGGCGACGCGCTGGCCCTGACGTTCGCGCGGCCGATCGCCTTCAAGGAGGACGAGGACGATCGCCGCGACAAGTACAAAGCCAAGAAGCGGGCGCGCGGTCGCAGCGCGTGGGTGGCCTGATGAGCGTGTTAGAGGCGCTGGCGCGCTTGGTCTACCGCAGTGGGCCGGCAATCGAGGCGATGGGCGGCATCCCGCGCATACTGCCTAGGGGCGTTCGGCATGCTCTCGCCGATGGCGTGGTCGCTAATTCGAGAAAGGTGGCGGGCAAGTCTGCGGGGTTCAAGTTCGGCGACACCGGCGGGCGCAATTATGTTGCGAACATTTTCCCCAATCGTCCGAGCAGCCCGCGCATCACGATGCGGATCGAGAGGAGCGATAGCCCGTACGATTACGTCGAGTTCTCCGGCCAGAGCATGCCGAACAAGTATTCGGGCGACCCTCAATGGAAGGTTGGCCGAGCGAAAAACGCCGTTGCAACGATGCGGACAGCTGCCGATTTGCTTCAACAGGATGCAGCTCTGTTCAGGCCCAAGGGCTACAATTTTCAAGGGTCGGTAGGCGGCGGTAAAGCGAAAGGTGGCCTCAGCCCCCGCGACCGCATTTACCGCGCGATGGCCAAGTCGCTGGGGAAGAGTCAGGGCTACGAGGTGACGCGCGAGACGATAGCGCGAGACCTGCTCCGCCGGTTTGGCGTTCACGAGGATTTGCGCTCGCTCGGCGAAACGCTCGGGAACACCCCGCTTTATCGGCTCGCAACGCTCGCTGATCAGTGGGCTGAGGACATCGGCGACACGACCATGCGCCTGCGTCGGATTTCTCCGGCACACCAAGCCATGCGCGATCTGTATTACCCGGCGGCCGGTGGTGGTGCGTTGTACGCACTCCACCAACTTGCAGGCGGCGATCGGTGAGCGTCTTCAGCGCGCTCGCTCGCCAACTTGGCGGCGGCGAATCTAAGGGCGCACTCGGCGCTGCTGCGCGCCTGGCGATGCGCGCGCCCGAAGATAAGGCAAGGTTTCTCAGCGAGGGCGTGGAGGCGATCAACGGCGATGGCTGGCGGGTGTATCGCTTTCCGTTCATGGCGGGAGATCGCCGCGACGTGATGCAGATCGATGTGCGTCCGATGATCACGGACATCCCGGACGATCGCGGTGCATTGGTCAACTTTCAGGCCGACAGCGCGCTGCAGGCGTCGGCGGCGCACAAGCAGCGGGTGGCACAGGCGCGCGCGGCTCTTGATCGGTTGAAGGCACAGGGCTTGCCGCCGGATCGCCTCCGCGAGGCGGCCCGTCAGCTGCAGGCCAAGATCGGCCCGGCGCCGGCCGAGTATGCGCCGGTGCAGGGTGTGCAGCCAGGCGAGCAGATGGCGATCATGCGCCGGATCGGCGCGATCCTCGAGGCGGACGCGGCGGCGCACCAGCCGCAGAAGATCGGCTGGGTGGGCACGAGCGACAGCCGCGACAAGCTCTACCGCTCGATGGCGAAGTCGCTGACGGGCTACCAGCAGGATTCACATGGATACCCCGTGCGGATGGGCGAGCGCGCGCCGCAGCCGATGCGGATTGGCGCCAGGCGCAAGGCCGAACAACTGCCGCTCCTCGGCGCGGCGGGCCTGAGCTCGCCGGCTCTGCTGGCGCTGATGCGCGAGCGGGAGGCGGCATGATGTGCTACGAAAGGACACGCATATGAGTGCTCTCGACGCCATTGCGCGGCTGGCTATGCAAGCCGAGCGCGTTGGCCCGGCATTGGCGCGAGGTGGTCGCGCTGCGCGGCTCACTGGCCAGATGCTGGACGCCGATCCCGTGTTCATGGGGCGCGGCGCGATCGCCGGCGCGGGAACCGGCGCCTTGCTAGGCGGCATCAACGCACAAGCCAATGGGCAGGACATAGGGGCCGGCGCGCTGCAGGGCGGCGCCATGGGCCTCGGCGGCGGCATTATGGCCGGTGGGGCCCTGGGTGCGCTCAACAGGATCGCTCGCATGGGCGGGGCTGGCGCGCGCGCGATGATGCGATCGCCGACGGCGGTCGAACTGATGGAAGAGGTCGGCGCTCATACGTCCAACCCAGCGCTGATCCGTCAGATCGAGAGCATCCTGCAGACGCAAGGGCCGGACGCCGCTCGCCAGGCGCTGGCGCAGATGCTTCGCGGTCCGGGCTGAGCCTGAATGGCGTACACGGACGAGCCCGACGACGAGCCCGGCTCGGCGATCGCTGGCGACTACCCCGAGGATCTCGACGAGCTCGGCCGCCGGCTTGACGGCTGGGACCGCGAGCTCACGGACCATTGGTCCGAGTGGAAGGACGAGGCGCGCTTCTGGTTCGCGATGGTGGCCGGCGACCAATGGACGCGCGAGGAGAAGGACCAGCTCGCCGAGCAGATGCGCACGCCGATCGTCTTCAACCAGATAGGGCCGATGTGCGACGCGGTGGCGGGCGCGGAGATCACCAACCGGCAGGAGGTGCGGTTCTTCCCGCGCGAGGTGGGCGACAGCGCGGTCAACGACGTCCTGACGGCCGCGGCCGAATGGGCGCGCCAGGAGTGCGACGCCGGCGACGAGGAGAGCGACGCGTTCTTCGACTGCATCGTCTGCGGCATCGGCTGGACCGAGTCCCGCATGGATTACGAGCAGGACCCGGAGGGCATGCACGTCGTCGAGCGCGTCGACCCGCTCGAGATCCTGCACGACCGCCGCGGAACGAAGAAGAACGCCCAGGGCGCACGCTACCTTCGCCGCGACCGCATCTATGGCGAGGAGGAGTTCGAGGAGCGTTTTCCCGAGGCCGACTTTGTGGCGGGCGGCGTAGGCGACGCCACGCAGCGCCGGCGCCATCAGGACGCCCGCAACGCCTACAAGCGCAGCGATCGCGACCAACTCGATGTCAACGATCCGTCGACGGAAGACGGCGAGTGCCTGGTGCGCGAATATCAGTGGTGGGACCTCGAGACGTATGTCGTCGCCTACGACGAGACGGTCGGCCAGCAGTTCGAGATGAGCCTCGAGCAGTACGCCAACCTGGTGGAGCAGCTCGCCCGCTATGGTGTGGCGCCGCCCGAGGCGGTGACGAGGAAGCGCCGGGTGTATTGGCGGGCGTTCAGGCGTGGCGCTGACCTCCTCGAGGTCGAGCGACTGCCAGACGACGAATTCACCTACAAGCCGATCACCGGCAAGCGCGACCGCAACAAGGGGACCTGGTACGGCATCGTGCGCGCGATGTGCGACCCGCAGCGGTGGAGCAATAAGTTTTTCGAACGGATCCTCCACATCATCAACAGCAACGCCAAGGGCGGCGTGATGCTCGAGGAGGGCGCGGTCGAGGATCCCGACGAATTTGAGGAGAACTGGGGTCGCCCGGACGGCGTGAGCTGGTTCCGGCAGGGCGCACTGACGGCCGGGAAGGTCCAGAACAAGCCGCTGGCGCCCTATCCGCAGGGCCTCGATCGCCTGATGCAGATCGCCCGCCAGGGCGTGCAGGAGGCGTCCGGCGTCAACAAGGAGATGCTCGGCCTCGCTGATCGTCAGCAGGCCGGCGTGCTTGAGTTCCAGCGCAAACAGGCCGCGTACGGCATGCTGGCGGCGTTCTTCGACAGCCTGCGCCGCTATCGCCGCCTGCAGGGCCGACTGCTGCTGAAGCACATCACGAAGTACATGAGCGACGGGCGCCTGGTGCGCGTCGTGGGCGATGGTGGGGCGCGGTACGTGCCGCTCCTGCGCAAGAACGGCGTAACGAAGTTCGACGTGATCGTCGACGACGCGCCGAGCGGACCTAACCAGAAAGAGCGCGTCTGGCAGGTCATCCAGTCGATGATGCCGATCCTCGGCGAAGCGACGCCCGACATCTGGGCCGAACTCATCATGTACACGCCGCTGCCGGCGAGCCTGGCGAGCAAGATCCAGGAGAAGCTCGCCCAGATGGGTCAGGAGCCTCCGCCGGATCCCGCACAACAGCAGCTACAGCAGGCGGGCGCGCAGGCGCAGGTGCGCAAGATGGCGGCTGATGCTGCGCACAAGGAGGCGCAGGCCTCCGGCGAGGCGGCCAAAGCCCGCGCCACGCAGATGGAGACCGAGCTGCAGGCCGGCGTCGCCGAGGCGCTTGGTCTCAGGGTTCAGTAGACGGAGAACAGCATGGCCGATCGCGAAGAGTTCAGCGCGCCGGGTGGTGACGACGGCGCGGGCGCAGCCCCGTCGCTCGACGACGTCCGGGTGGATTTCGATCCCGAGGACGATGGCGGCGCCGCCGAGGCCGAGTCCGGCGACGATGGCGACGAACCATTCGAGCGGGCGCCGAAGGATCGCAAGCCGCAAGGCGGCGACACGCGCCGCGTCGCGCTGCGCCAGGAGCGCGATCGTCGCCGCGCCGCCGAGGCCAAGGCCGCGCAGCTCGAGGCGACGTTCCAGCAGCTGGTGGCGCGCATGTCCGGGGGCGGACAGCTTGCGCCGCAGGGCCGCGTCGGCCGCGACGAGCCCGACCTCGAGGAGATCGTCGAGACGCAGCCGATTGACGCCCTGAAGCGCCTTGTGCGCACGGTGAAGGACTACGAGCGATCGGCGGCCGAGACTGAGGCGCTGGAAGCGCGCCAGCGCGAGCTGCAGCAGCGCGACCAGAATGTGCGGGCGGTGGTGACGCGCGCACTCGAAGACGACGAGGCGGACTTCGCCGAGGAGACGCCGGACTATCCGCAGGCGGCGGAGTTCTTCGTGGGCTCACGCCTCGAGGAGCTCATGGCCACGGGCCTGTCGCGCCCCGAGGCGGCGCAGGCCGTGCACTTCGAGATCCTGCAGACGACGGCGCGCCTGGCGCGTGCTGGCGGCAGCCCGGCCGAGGCGATCTACAAGCTCGCCCAGAAGCGCGGCTATCGCGCCGCGGGCACGAGCGCCAAGCAGCAGTTCGATGCGATGCGCGCAGGCCAGGCGGCTGCGAAAAGCGCCGGCGCCGGCGGCCGGTCTGGCGCTCGCGGCGGCGTGACGCTTTCAGACCTCGCCAACCTCCGGGGGGAGGCCTTCGACAGGGCCTACGCCAAACTTCAAAGGCAGATGACGGGCCGCTGATCCCGACTGCCAGCATCGCGGGCGCAAGCCTGCGCACGGGCCCTGCGACGCGCCCTCAAGCGCCGCCTTCGCGTTCCGCCGGCGATACGGGCGGGCCTTCGTGAGCCGGCGACGAGACCGACGGCGAGCCTCAACCAACCCTTCAACATACGGATGACGATCAATGGCAGTTCGTGTTTACACGGCCAACGATCCGAGCGTGGTGAAGATCTGGCGGAAGCGTCTCGCGCGAGAAGCGGTCAAGAAGACGTACTTCGCCAAGTTCATCGGCGACTCGGACAATTCGCTGGCGCAAAACCTCGGCGAGACCGCAAAGGGCTCCGGGGACCAGGTGACGGTGACGCTCCGCCTTGCGCCTCAGGGCGACGGCGTCGGCGAGAACGAGACGCAGGAAGGCAACGAAGAGAGCGTTTCGACAGTGACGGATGCGCTGCTGCTCGGCGAGCTCAGCCATGCGTTCCGGTCGAAGGTGAAGATCTCGCAGCAGAGGGTTCCGTGGAATCTCGGCGAGGCGAATGTCGACGCGCTCAGCGACTGGTGGGCGATCCGGATGGACCGGATCTTCTTCAACCAGCTTTGCTCGAACGAACTCGTCACGTCGGGGAAGCACACGGGATGGAATACCATCAACGCGGCATCGACGGGCCGGATCCTCCGCGCCGCTGGTCGAGCCAACGCGGGCGCCCTGACGTCGGCAGACGTGATGAACCTGACGTTGATCGACCAGGCGGTGGAGCTCGCAAAAACGAGCGAGCCGTTCATTCGCCCGGTGCGGATCGATGGCGACGAGATGTACGTGCTTTTCCTCGACCCGGCGCAAGTGACGTCGCTGCGGACGAACACCGCGACCGGTCAATGGCAGGACATCCAGAAGGCCGCGATGATGGGCGGCAAGGTGGCCGACAGCCCGATCTTCAAGGGCTCTCTCGGCATTTACAACAACGTCATCCTCCACGAGTGCAGTGGCGGCGGCGTTCAGGAGAAACTCTGCCAGGGCATCAACGCTGGCGCCTATGTCGTGAACACGCGCCGCGCGGTCCTCTGTGGCGCGCAGGCCCTCGTCGTTGGCTACGGCCAGGGCTACGGCCCCGAGCAGTGGGAGGTCAACGAAGAGACCTTCGACTATGGGCGCCAGATCGGCACGAACGGCCTGTGCGTGTTCGGGATGAAGGCGACCCGCTTCAACGACCGCCTCGGCACGACGCGCGACTTCGGCAAGATCGTCCTCGAGACCTTCGCTCAGCGTCAATAACGGCCTGAGCTCGGCGAATGACGGGCTGAACGCTCCCCACATAACCCCATGACCAGCCCGGCGGCCTCGCTGCCGGGCTGAGGGAATCAATCCATGACGACCGGACGTCATCTACATGAGCAGCAGACGCACTACATTCGGGCGCGCGTCCGCTTCAACACGCCAGGCATCGCAACCGGCATCCCAATCGGCAAGCTGCCAATCGGCGCCCTGATTAAGTCGGTAACCGTGTGCGTCGAAACCGTGTTTAACGCGGCGACGACCAACGTGCTCACGGTCGGTCTCTCAGACGAGTCGACGACGTTCGACGATCTCGTGAACGCCGCGGCCGTCAACGAAGGCGCGACGGGCGTGACGGTGGTCAACAACGCCACGCGCCTGGTCACGACCAGCTTCCTCGATGTGATCGCGCAGTTCACTCAGAGCGGCACGGCCGCGACGACGGGCGCCGCGACGATTGTGGTCGAGTACTTCGCAGACAACGACATCGGCACGCTCTGAGCGTGACGATCGAGCCCTGCCGGCGGCGCGCGATCCTCGCGTCGCGCGCCGTTGACGCTCCTCGCGAGACCATCTCTCAATCGCCGACGCCTGTAGCGCCGGCTCAGGAGGCCAGCATGGCCAAACAGCCGCCGACCAAAAAGCTCGGATCGTCTAAGCGCACCAAGCCGGTCAGTCCGAAGACGGTGAAAAAGTCCGTCGCCAAATCGAAGTGCTGACGTGACGACCCTCGCGACCCTCAAAGCCCGCATCGCTTCGGACCTGGCTCGCGACGATCTCACGAGCGAGATCGCCGACGCCATCTCTGATGCGATCAAGATCCTGCGCCGTCGGCGCTACTCGGGAACCGAGGGGCGTCTGACGAGCAGCACGGCTCTTGGTCAGGAGTATCTCGCGTGGCCAGCGGGCCTCATGGAGCTCGACGCGCTGACCCTTCTGCAGGGCACCACGCCTCTGCACTTGGTCGAGCGCCGACACCGCGAGATGGAGGAATGGGCTGTCCCGGCGGCATCGGCGACCGGAATTCCGACCGAGTATGCGAAGTTCGCGAACACGGTGCGATTCTACCCGATCCCGGACGCGGTTTACTCGCTCACGTGGACGGGCCTCGTCGAGGTGACGCCGGCGCTCACGACCGATCTGAGCTCGAACTACTGGACCCTTGAGGGCGAGATGCTTACGCGCCAGACGGCGAAGGCGCTGATTTGGCTCAACGTCATCCGCAACGGCGAGGAGGCCTCGGCGGCCGCAGCGACGGTGGGCCTGACGCCGGAGGATCTGATCCGCTCCGCAACCCGCAAGCGCGGCACGGGCCGCGTGCGCGTGTGGAGCAGCTGAGTGCGCTACCGCTTCGACCAGTGGGCGCCTGATCGGCCGCAGTTCGCGCAGGGCCTGCTGCGCGACGCGAAGAACGTCATTCCCGAGGCCGGCGGCTATCAGCCCATGCCGGCGCCGGTGACGCTGTCCACGGGCCTGGCGTCGCGCCCGCGGGGCCTTGTGGCGGCGCGCGGCGGCGACGGCCTGATCCGATACTTCTGCGGCGATGGAACGAAGCTGTACCGCCTGATCAACACGACCTGGGTGGATGCGAGCCGCACGACCGGCGGCGCCTATGCCGCGACCGAGACGACGCGCTGGCGCTGGACGACCTTCGGCGACCAGCTGCTCGCGACGAACTGGGACTCAGCCGTCCAGCGTAACGACATGTCGACGCTGGGGCCGTTCCGGGACCTGGGCGGCTCGCCGCCGCGGGCGCGCTACATCGCGTCCTATCTCGACTTCATCCTGCTTGGGCACACGTCCGTGAGCGCCCTCGAGGTGATCTGGTCCGGCTCGAACAACACCGAGATCTGGACGAGCGGCGTGTCTCAGAGCGACCGCCAGGTGCTGCCCGACGGTGGCTACATCAACGGGCTGGCGGTTTCCGACGCGGCCTACATCCTGCAGGAGCAATGCATTCGCCGGATGCTCTACGAGGGCGGCGGCACGGTGATGCGCTTCGACGTCGTCGAGCGCGCGCGGGGATGCGCGGAGGGTTCCTCAATCGTCCAGCAGGGCCGGATGACCTACTACCTGTCCGAGGACGGATGGCAGGCTTTCGACGGGCTGCAATCGACGCCGATCGGCCTCGAGCGCGTCGACGAGTGGTTCAAGGGGGGCAGCACGCGCGGCTACTGGTACCGGATGAGCGGCGCGATCGACCCCGTGAACAAGCTGATCGGCTGGCTGTTCGCGAGCCCGGCGAGCACGCTTGGCGCGCCGGACACGATGCTGATCTACAACTGGGGCATTGATCGCTGGGCGTATGCGAAGCTCTCGCTGGAGATCCTCACGTCCGTGCCGACGCAGGGGGTGACGCTCGAGGAACTCGACGCGCTGGCGGCGCCCTTCGGGGGTGTCGAATACTACCCGATCAGTCCGGACGATCCGGTGCTCTCCGGCGGTGCGCTGCGCATGGGTGGCGCGCTGGCCGACGGCAGCCTCGCCTACTTCACGGGTGCGGCGCTCGAGGCGACGATCGAGACCGATGACTGGCCGATCAGCGAGGGCCTGCTGGCGTTCGTGACAGGGGTGCGGCCGCTGACCGAGGCGCGCGCTTATGCCCGCATCGGCGTGCGCACGACGCCCTTCGATCCGGTTACGTGGAAGGGGGAGACGCAGGCGCACGCCAAGACGGGCCTGTGCGGCGCGCGCGCCACGGGCCGCTTCGTGCGGGCGAAAGTGCGTATTCCGGCGGGCGCGACCTGGTCGCATGCGCAGGGCGTCGAGATCGAGCTGCAGGGCGCGGGAGCGCGCTGATGGCGTCGCTGTCGGGACGACGTCAGGCGACGCTGCCGGTGATCGGCGGATCGCCGCGCGAGGTCGCGGACGCGGTGCGCCTGCTGTCGCAGGGTCGCCTGCAGACGGTGAAGGACGTGGAGCTCTCCACGGGGGCGACGACGCTCGTGGAAGACGCGCTGCTCGCCAAGGAGAGCGTGGTGCTCGTGTCGCCGACGTCGGCCTCTGCGGCTGGTCTGGCGATCTGGATTTCGGGGCAAATCGATGGCGCTTGCACACTCAACCATCCCACAGGATCCGCCGGACGAACCGTCCGTCTCGGCTGGTTCGGCTGAAGCGCCGAAGCCCGAAGCGCCGCTGATCTTCGTGCGCCCGCCGCTCGACGTCGTGCGCGACGCCTGGCCGGCGATCTCGAGGCTTCTCGAGCGCGCCTGCGAGCGCAGCGACGGATCCTACACGCCGGACGCGGTCGCGCGGCAGGTGGTGCAGGGTGAGGCGACTCTCTGGCTGGGTGTGACGGAGGCGGGCGAGCTGCGGTTCGCGGTGCTGACGACGATCTACGCAGAACCCTCCGGCCGGCGAGTGGCGGAGATCTCGCTCGCCGCCGGCGTCAACGTCTTCGCGCACCTCGACGCCATGTACGCCGAGGTCGAGCGGTGGGCGGTGGAGTACGGCGCCAGCGTCGTGCGGATCATTGGACGGCGCGGCTGGGGCCGCAGGCTGGGCGGGTTCCGCGACGTGGCGACGGTAATGGAAAAACCGATCGGGGGCGAGGCCTGATGGGCAAGAGCAAGAAGACGCAGACCGTCCAGCAGACGCAGCAGCAGAACACGCAGCGCGATCCCTGGGCGCCAGCGGCGGGCTACCTCAACGACGCGATGAAGGACGTTGCTGATCTGTACCGCAGCGGCGGGCCGCCGGTGTATCGCGGCCAGCGCGTCGTCAACTGGTCCGACCAGACGCGCCAGGCGATGGACAACATGGCGACCACGGCGCGCGCAGGGCCGTTCGGCGTGTCGCAGGCGCAGGGCGCGCTGTCGCGATCGATGTCGGGCGTCGTGCCGTACTCGGGCGAGATCTCGGCCTTCTCGCAAATGCGCTCTGATGGTCCTGGGCGCCGCGCGCTCGAGGGCGACATGAGTGCGCGAGGGCCGGGCATCGGCGCGTTGAAAGGGCTGTTCGGTCAGGACGCGTCGGGCGCGGGCATCGACGCGCTCGGCGGCCTTTACGGATCCCGTACGACCGGCGCCGGCGTGGACGCGCTGACGGACCTTTTCGGCCGGCGCTCGAGTGGCGCCGGCATTGATGCGCTACGGTCTTACGCGGACCCCGGCGCGCGCACCACGGGGCGCGGCGTCGACGCCATGGCGTCGTTCTTGGACGACGGGCCTAACCCCTACCTCGGCTCGCTCTACAGCCAGGGCGCGCGCGACATCACGGACAGCATCAACGGCCAGTTCACAGCGAGCGGGCGTTACGGATCCGGAGCACACACGGGGCAGCTCGCGCGAGGGCTCGGCGATTTCGCGACGAACCTTTACGGCCAGGCGTACGAGACCGACCGCAACCGCAAGCTGACGGCCGCCGGCGAGCTGCTTGGCCTCGACCAGGCGGACCGCTCGATGGGACTGTCGGCCGCCGGAACGCTCGCCGGCATCGACGTCGGCGACCTCGATCGCGATTTCGGCATCGGCAGCGCGCTGGCAGGCATCGACGAGGGCGATTTCGGCCGCAACATCGGTCTTGCGAGCACGATGGCCGGCATCGATGTCGGCAACCTCGACCGCCGCGTCGGCATCGGGAACACGCTTGCCGGCATCGACGTTGGAAACGCCGATCGGCGTTTCCAGCAGGCGAGCAGGCTCTCCGATCTCGAGCAGGCCGACATCGACCGCGCGCTGAGCGGCGCCATCACCAACGCTGGCTTGGGCATGGACCAGCAGCGGCTCGGCCTGCAGGGCGCCTCGATGCTGCCGGGGCTCTACGACTACGGCAACGCGGGCAACCGCGATTTGCTCGCGATCGGCAACATGCTCGAGGGCAAGGCCGGCGAGCAGCTCGGCGCCGACCGCGCCCTCTTCGACGAGACGACGACGCAGCCGTTCCGGAACACGGAATGGTTCAGCCAGCTGATGAGCGGCTTCGGTGGCCTTGGTGGGTCCGAGAGCTCCTACGGCACGTCCAACGACACAACGACGCAGACGTCGAGCTCCAGCCCGCTGATGCAGGCGCTTGGGGCGGCCTCGATGATCAGCGGCATGTTCGGCAACCCGTTCGCCGGGGCGATGTCGGGCGGGCTCTCGAGCCTGCTCGGCCGCGGCGCATCGGGCATGGCCGGCATCCAGTCCAGCCTCTCATCCATGCCGACGTCGCGCATGCTGTTTGGAGGGTAAGCAGATGGCTCTGCAGGATCGGCGCTATGGATACCCGTTCGATCGGGCGACGACGCCGTCGGCGTTCGGGTATCGCCGCCGCACGCCTGGCGCGCTTGGCGCGCTGGCGGCCTTCCAGGAGGATCCGGAGGACACGCCGGCCGCGCTCGCGCCGAGCCTGCTGACGCCGCTGCGCCCGCAGGACATGGCCAACCCGTTCTCCAGGCCCATCAGCGGCGCGATGGCGGCGCTCGACCAGGCGACGGGCGCGCCTGCAATGCAGCCCGACATGGCGCAGACGGCTCCGAAGGGGGGCGTGTTCGGCGCGCTTCGCCGGGCAGCAGGCCGCGCCGGCGAGAACTTCCAGCGCGCGACGGGGGATCTGAGCTCGCAGGACTGGATCCGCATGGGCATGGGCCTGCTGGCGGCAGGCCAGGACAACGACTGGAGCCAGGCCGCCGAGGCGGTGGGCGGAACCTTCGACAACGTGCGCCAGCGCAAGCTCGACGACGAGCAGCTCGGCGTGTGGCGGGAGGACATCGAGAGCCGCCGCCGGGATCGCGCCCGCGCCGATACGATGGCGACGCAGCAGGATGAATCTCGCGCGAAAGTGCGGGCAGCAATCCAGGATCCGACCGAGCTCGCAATCTTCGATGCGTTCCCGGACGAGTGGGTGGCGCGCAACCGGCCGAAGGACCCTATGCTGACGCCTGACGGCGTCGCCTTTGACCCGCGCACGGGCAAGGAACTTTACAGGCTCCCGGACATCGTCACCGAGAGGGAGAAGCTGGAGAACGACCTCTTGCGCGCGCAGATCGCAGCGCAGAATCGATCCGGCGCGGAGCCGAGTGTGCCGAAGCAGTTCGGCGCCATGGATGCAAAGCAGGTCTACGACCTCAACACGTCAGCGCAGGCCATGCAGACGATTGGCCTGCCGCAGCTCTACACGCTGCGCGAAAACATCAAGCGGGCGATCGCCGCCGCTCAGGTGGGCGGCGCGATACCGGCGAACGGGCGCATCACTCTCGATCGCCTTTTCAACGGCTCCGGCGGCGATCGGGCCAACCTCGAGACGTGGAACGCGCGAATCCTTCAGCCGGCGATCGCGATGTTTGCGGGCACGGGTCCGTTGGCAAACAAGGAGCTCGAGCTCGCGCTCAACGCGATGTCCAATCCCAACATGACGGCGGACGCCTCGCTGTCGCTGATCGACGAGCGGATTCGCAACGCTGAGCGCCAGGTGAGGACGGCGCAGCTGGCGACGCGCTACCTGACTGACAATGGCGGCATCACGGGACGCGTGGACGCGCAGGGGCGTGACTTCGCGACCTTCCTGCAGCAGGAGCTCGGCGGCGGCCCTGATGGTCCGGCTACGCGTTCGGGTGGCCAGGCTGTCGCCACGACGGCGCCAGACCCAGGCGCAGGCGCGCCGAGGTCACAGCCCAAAGTCGGCGGCGACCGCATGACCAACCGCACGATCGGTGCACCTGCTAGAGGGATTTCGTCCGGCGCCATCGCAGCGTTGCGCGCCAATCCTCAACTGGCGATGGAATTCGACGCCAAGTACGGCACGCGCGCCAATCGCAACCCGTCGCGGCGGTATCTGCAGCGTACGCGCGCCGGCTGGGCCGAGTAGGAGCTCGCGATGGCGAACTATTTCGACCAGTTCGACGAGCCCGCTCAGGGCCCGCGCCGAGCGCCCCGCGGCGGCGGGAACTACTTCGACAAGTTCGACGACGAGAAGCCGACCGCGGCGCCGTCCCGGCGCATGAACGCGCTCGCGGCTGCCGGCTATGGCGCGCTCGATGCGGCGTCGTTCGGGTGGGCCGACGAGCTCGCCGGCCTGGTCAACGAGGACTGGAAGTACGGCCTGCGCGACCAGATGGGGCGTGCGCGCGACGAACAGGGCGGCGCCTACCTCGCTGGCCAGATCGGCGGCTCGATCGCGCTGCCGGGTGCGGCCCTCAAGGTGCTAGGCAAGGCGCCGGCCGCGGCCGCGCTCTTCCGCGGGACGGCCTCGCTGCCGATGCCGGCGCAGATGGCGATCGGCGGGGCCGTGGGCGGGGTTTCCGGCGCCATCGGCGGGGCTGGTCGCGCGGACAACACGGATCGCCTCAGCGGGGCAGCCTCGGGCGCTGCGGCGGGTACGGCGTTCGGCGCTGCGGCTCCGGTGCTCGGCGCAGCGGTGGGCAAGGTGCTCGGCTCCACACGCATGGGCCCGACGCAGGTCGCGAAGATGGCTGCCGCCGGTGACATTCCGGCGCAGGGCCCCAACCCGGTCGACATCAGTGCGCTTGACGACTTCATCCGGACGATGGAGCGCTCCGGCCGGCGCACGACGGACGACCTCACGACCTACCTCGACGAAGCCGCCGCAGACCCCAACCGCGGCCGCACGTGGATGGATGCGTTCGGCCAGGCCGGCGTCAAGCGCATGAAGGCGCTCTACAAGATGCCTGGCCAGACCGCGGACCAGGCCGCCGATCAGTTCGGTGCACGCGCGGCTGGCCAGCGCGGCCGCATCGAGAAGGCGCTCCTCGGGCGAGCGGGCATGTCGAGCCTCGACGCCGAGAAGGAGGTCGCGCGCCTCTATGACGAGGTGGGCGACGAGTTTTACCGCCCGGTGCTCAACCAGAACCTCAGCCCGCGCCAGATGCAGGCGTTCGAGGACCAGGTGATGCCGCTCACCCGCAACCATTGGTTCGGGAAGGCGCTCGAGAAGGGCGACGAGCTCCTCGCCAACGACATCCTGCTGGGCAAGCAGCCGGCGACCGCCGGCGCTAGCCTGGCGCACCGGCTGCACTACACGAAGCTGGCCTTCGACGCGAAAATTACGCAGC